AGACGGTGAAGGAAACGATTCTCCTGCAGATGGAGATGATACCGATAACCCGACAGACGGTGAAGGAAATGAAAGTGCTGCAGAGAACAACAAAACTCCCGTTGTGGATAACTCTGTGGATAACTCTTCTGAAAAAGGAAGGAAGCCTGTTACGCCAAAAAAAAAGAAGAAGAATACCCGAAAATAGATTGGGGTAATCTATTCGATGTGGATGTTCAGATGGCTACTGTTATCTATAACGATCGCATCAATACGTGGCGAAAAATGAAGCAGCTCGACGAACAGCTGGAGACGAATCCGACCGCGCAGGCCGTAGCTGATATGGCAGAGTTACGCATTCGAAATCTCCAGGCTTTCGCCGAGCTGCAATCGTTTAACGATGCGGGGAAATTTCTCTGCAAACATCCCATACTCTTCGGCCGTTCAGAGATAGCACGACTTATTCGGCTTCTAAAGGCTGATCCGGCAGAGTTCCTTCGCCAGCACAAGAATGTGCTCGACAATATCAAGCGTTATCGTTCATATATTAAACGTCACGACCGTAAAAATCGTCGTGACACTGATCGTAAAAATCTCGAAAGGCATCAAGAGCGTGAGAGATTATTTAAAATGGTCCTCGAACAACAAAACAAGTAAAAGAATGGATAATTGTATAAAAGTTTTTAACTTGGGCAATCTGCCTACTGCTCCGCTGGATTCTTTTATCGAACTTCAGGAAGACTTTAAAAAACCTGATGCAGACAAATTGTCGAAGTTGCAGATGTTAATAATTACACGTGGGTTTAAGTACTCGTTTAAAGTGTGGAAAGATCCCGATGGTAAATTGTGGATTATTGATGCGCATCAAAGAAGGAAGGCGCTGCTGAGACTTCGTTCCTATGGATTTCGTATTCCTGAAATCCCATACGAGGAAATTCAGGCTTCCAATAAACGTGAAGCAGTGGAGGAAATAGCTGCTTATAATTCCGAGTTTGCTGAAAAGAATCCGGATACGCTACTTTTTACGAAATACAATATCAACGGAGAAGACCTTTCCAAATTTAACCTTGGATATGATGTAAAGCTTACCGATTTCTCTATAGGTGGAGGAAAGCTGTTCTCTTCCGATACTGATATTGCGGATATACAGGAGGATACTGTTGATATTGCTCCGCAAGATGACGAGGGAGAGTTATTTGTCCGTCCTGGAGATATATTCCGATTGGGACACAACAGATTGATGTGCGGAGACTGCCGTGCAAAGAAAGATGTTGTCGCCCTGATGAATGGAAGAATGGCTGACATGATACTTACCGACCCTCCATACAATGTTAATTATGAAGGTGGAGGAGAAAGTAAACTCACCATTCAGAATGACTCAATGGAAAATGATTTATTCCTTCGCTTTTTGCAATCAGTCTTCAATGTGATGTTTTCCATTGTAAAGCCTGGAGGTTCTTTCTATGTTTTCCATGCTGACTCTGAAGGCGAGAATTTTCGTCGCGCTGTCCGCGAAGCAGGTTTCAAAATCGCTCAGTGCTGTATTTGGGTAAAGGATACATTCGTCATGGGGCGTCAGGACTACCAGTGGAAGCATGAGCCTTGCCTGTATGGTTGGAAAACAGGTGCTGCCCATTTTTGGAACGCTGACAGGAAGCAGACAACGGTATGGAATTTCGACAAGCCAAAAGCCAACAGGCTGCACCCTACGATGAAGCCTATAGCCCTCATGGCATATCCGATAACAAACAGTACAAAGAACGGTGAGATTGTTGTGGACTTGTTCTCTGGTTCAGGTTCCACCATCATGGCTTGCCAGCAAACTGACCGTATAGGCTATGGCCTGGAGATAGACCCGAAGTACGTTGCTGCAACTGTACGCAGATTCATGGCAATGTTTCCACAGCAGCCGGTACTGTTAGAGAGAGACGGGGCTGTTCTTTCTGAAGATGAAACCAAGAAGATTATTCTATGTCAGAATTAATCAAAAAAGAAGTACTGTCAGATGAGTATATAAATCAAGTAAGAACGTTCGGAGCGTTGAGTTATACGCCCGAACGTATCTGCAGGTTGCTCGGTCTGAAAGGAACTCAGCGCACGACCTTGTTGTATCGCATAAACACGCCTGGCGATGTTTATTTCGAAGCCTATCATCAAGGACGTGCGCTTGGTGAATATAATATTGACGCAGAACTCGCTAAAAAGGCAGAGAAAGGAGAGATTGATGCTATCACTCTGCTTGAAGAACGCAAGAACGAGCGTGAAGAAAAAGACCTGCGAATGAATTTGTTTGGTATATGAAAAGTCAAATTGAAAAATTAGATTCTATTCATCCAGACCTTATATCCGCATTTCTTACAGGCGGATATTGTGATGGTATTCCATCAGACATTAAATTGTTTTTGCAGCAGCTGCAATGGGCTGCTGAAATCTTCGAATATGAGCGAAATATTACAAGGGCTGCAAAAAAATTGAAGCTGCGAATTAACGCTGAGCAGCGCATCAAGATTGAAGAGCGGACTTGTATGGCAAGAATTTATGAAGCAATCAATTATTTTCAAGTTGATTGCAATGTGCCTATTAAAGTTTGGGAAAGCAATTTTGCAAACAAATATGAAGACCTTGCCAAACTCTGTGGATCTACTGGTGATTATAAGGGAATGAAATCTTGTTATGATGCAGCACTTGAGTGTCGTCGTAGGTCCTCTGAGATAGCAGAAGCAGATAGAGACTTGGGAGTTATCTTTTTGCTCTCTCCGGATTTGACTCCTGAGCAACTTGGGTTCTCGAAGAAAAACCTGAAAGAAATTGCTGCAAAACACAACCAAGGCTTCTATGTTACGCTTATCGATTCTCTGCCTATTGAGACAAAGGAGAAGAAACGACTACTGCGTGATGCTGATATACAAGATGCTGAAATAGTAGAGGAGATTCAGAATGATTGATATTCAGCCAAATGAAAATTGCGTGCTCGAGTTTGAGCATTGTTATATGAATCATGTGCAGTTGCTGGCTAACATTATTGATCCCAATATGTTATATGCCGAGTGGGCGCGTGCAACTGGTAAGACTGAGGGCGTGATTGTACCACGACTCATTCGCGTGGCGAATGATATGCCTGGAGAACTATCGTTCCTCGTGCATAAAACTTATGTAGCTTTGATGACGAACGTTTGGCCTAATATTCAGGCTTCATTCTCTCGGCCTGTCATCGTCGGAGGTAAACAGCGTGCTATGCTTGAGTACGGCATTGATTATGTGGTGGGCGAGGCAAAACTTCCGTCACACTTCCGACGGCCACGCTATCCGATAGCCTACGCCAAACACTCGGTTATATTTCGCAATGGTGCGCACTTGCAGCTTGTTTCTTCGGATCAGCCTGAAAGCGTGGCAGGACGCAACGCCGTTCACGCTTTTGTCGAGGAGATGAAACACAACAGCGGTGAGAAGCTCAAGTCTCGATTGTTTCCTTCTTTGCGTGGTGGTTCTGCCGATATTCGTCGGTCAGCCTACTATGAAGGTGTGACAGGAGTGAGTGATACTGCACGTGTTGACCTCGGCGAAGATGATTGGTTTGAGGAGTATGAGAATAAGATGGATCGACAGCTAATTGAAGAGATAGCCTCCGTTTCGCTTTCCATCAATCAATCGCTTTACAGACAGTATATGTTGCAGCAGGAGCTCCGAAATTCTAAGAATCCGGTAACGATAGAGAAAATAAGACTGGAGAACGAACGGCTCCACGCTTTTGTTGCACGCTGGAAACCCCGTCTTGCTGACATGCGACGCAATGCCATCTACTACATTCGCGCTTCGTCATTCTGTAATAAGGATATTCTCGGTCCTAAGTTTTTTAAGACGCAGCTCGATACGCTCGATATGGACGAGTTTCTTACCGCTATCTGTGCTATCCGCCATAAGGAGGTAACCAATAAGTTTTTTACAAGCTACGACCACGAGCGACACCAATTTAAAGATAGCTACATTTATGACCAAATATTGAAGCTGAACCTTAAAGATCACTTCACGCTCACCGCACGCTACCTCCGCCACTACGATAAGCGCGAACCTCTATACATAGGTTACGATCCGGGAAACTTTCAATCACTCATCGTAGGCCAAAAGAAAGAATACGGCAGTCGCTTCGACATTATTAAAGAGTTTTGGGCGTATATACCCGACGACCAACAGAACCTTG